TTCTGGCCAATTTGAGCCATGAGCAGGGGATCATGCATCATTGAGGTGTGGACCGCAATGTGAGCGTCGTGGTCCTGATAAATGAACGCTTTTGTGGGTTTTCCATTCAAAAATGCCATGTTTTCGCTAATTGGATCGCGAGGCTTCATGTCATCTTCGATGGGAACCAGCTTCTCAGCATTGCGCACCCCCAAAACCTCAATCATTTGGCGGTGCAACTGGGGCAAATCATAGATTTGAGGAGCTTGTGCAGACAGTTGAATCACTGCCTGGTACTGCATAATCCGCTGCGCCATCGTCGCGCTGTTCGGATCCGACACCGGAATCACTTCACAAATGTCGTAGTCCTCTTGCTTGGCCCGAGGATTACCACCCATCGGCGTGTATTCATACGTAGACGGGGTGTTGTCACGGATGATCTTCTTGAGCAGCTTGAATTCCTGCTTCATCGAGTAATGCACGCGCGCTTGCACGGCACTCATCGTCTTCAACTGGCGCTCAAGCAACGCCAACGTCGTGCCCACAGGAGCATTTGCACTCATATCACTGACTTTCATGTCAGCAATAGAGCCAAGGCGACGTCCTTCTTCGGTGATCTTGTCCAGCAACGCAGCCAGAACCTGGCTCGGCTCCTTGTACGGGAGCGTCATGATGTTGTCTTTGACGCTGCCACTTGGCACGTCTACATCACGGAATTCGCCTGGAGCAATCGGAGTGTCGTCCCCTTTGATTCGAAGTCCTCGTGACTTCAGTCCTCCGGGAAGATTTGAGAGAGTACCAGCATCAACAAGCTGGCGAATAAGAGAAGTGCCGGCTCTTGCGTACCCACCGATAAGATGAATGTAACCAAAACCGTAAGCACCGAAACCAGGAACATAGTCATACTGAACAAAGTGCTCCCGCTTCAAATGAAGCTCGTCGCCTTGCTCCCAGTTACGATAAATGGACAAAACTTTATTTGTCCCGCGATCCACCGTCACAATATACGGCAACGCAATCCCATCTTCATCTTCAAATCCAGGCAGGTTATAGTCAACCTGAATTTCGCAGAACTGATAACGGTCATCATCAGTAACTGAATATCCCTGCTCTTCGGCTTTTTTCTTCTCAACATCGTTGAACATCATCACTGGTTCACCCAGATCAACGTCACGATAGAAGCCAGCCACTTGCAACTTGCGCAGATCATTCTTTGTCTTGCGCATCAAGTGAGTAACACGCTCAGCGCTTCTCACTCCACTTGCGCCGTAAGGAATAATCAAATCCTCGGCCGGCACAAAAATCGCCGTCTGACGTCCCAAGTTGGGATCGTAATAAACCTTCTTGAACGCCGCGCCAGCCAGGCCAAGGTTAAACAACATGCGCTCATGCTCGGGGCGATACTCAGGCATCTCCTCCGTGAGCTTCAGGTTCATGTCGTCCCGAACACGCTCGGCTGCTTCTTCCTTAAGCTTATCAATCGCACCGACAATTTCCGTTTTAACCGGGCCAGACGCCGGGAAAGTTTCAATGATGGTCTCGCTCTGGAACCGAACAGCGGCCTCAGTGAGCAACGTCGAAAAGACACCACATGCCCCGTTCCACGGTTCCGTACGCTCCTCATACTTCATCCCCAGAACTTCGAGACCTTTGACATACATCTCCACCCAGTCGCGGCGAGAAGTAATATCAGCCTCAACATCCTCAATCAGGTCCGAGCCAATTTTTTGCAGCTCGCCTTCAGTCAGATATTCAGCCAGGTTAGCATCAAACGGAATACCATCATCCACGTCTTTGCCAGGTTCAATTTCGATTTCGACGCCATCGATCCCAATACTCATTCCTTCAGGATTGACAACCTCGATCTCAATATCGCTCGGCTCGTTGGCCAGTGATTCCAAACCAAGGGGCGCAGCGTAGAGTGCTTTTTCCATATGTGTGCCTTAATAAAAAGCATGTTTACGACGAAAGCTCACAGGCTCGTCGGGCTCGTCAGATTCTAGTCTTAAGAAGCCACCCTGTCTAAAACGGATTAAAGCTTGTGAACTACTGTCCACCAAGTCGTCATGAGCCGCATTAGGAAAAGCCGCCATCTGGTCCATCACTTCATTCGCCCACCGGGTATCCGGCGCCCAAACTTTCCCAGACCTGAATAAATCAGCCACTGAGTTCAATCGCACAATCTTGTCGTTTCCCTTGCTGGGGGTGTACTCACTGACAGGGATTCCCATTCGGCGAAGCTCAAAAATAAGCGGGGCACCTGCCGCTTTTGCTTCCACAATGAAAGCATCTGGCTCCCAGTCTTTATATCTTGCGATGGCCTCGTCTTTGAGTTCTGGGAACTCCATTCGCTTTTGAAAGGCATCAAGCAAGATGATGTTTGCATTGTTCTCATCCTCATCCAGATAAAACACACCCCACGTCGTACACGCATTAAAGTCAGACCGCTCCGTCTTCGTGAACGCCGTATCCCAACTCTGGATAATAAACTCGCACGGCGGTGGATTCTCCCGCTCCCACACCTTCCACCACTCGCGCTTAACAATCGCACCCTCTTCCCCAGTCGGCGCCTGCTGATACTGCGCATTCCACTTGCTCGGAGGCAACTCCTCCTTCAAGTCCTCCAGCAAATGCAAAGGCCAAAACTCCGGCCACAAAGGGTTCCCACTGGGCAAAATAGCCGGGAATTCAATCACCCGCCACTCGTCCGGCTTCCCCCTCTCCACCGAATCCTGCAACACCCGGCCAATCAAATCCCGCTCAGACCACCGAGTCGCAATGATGATGATCGCCCCGTTCGGCTGCAAACGCTGACGTGGACCCGACGTATACCACTCATATGTAGAGTCATACACACTGGGATCATGCGCCGCTAATGTCGCCTCCTGCTCCGAATGCGGATCATCAATGATCACAATGTCCGCACCCCGACCCGTCATCGTGCCGCCAACACCAATAGCAAAATACTCGCCATAGTCATTAACCGCCCACCGGCCCGCCGACTTCGAATCCTGCCGCAACCGCACATTAGGAAACACCTCGTGATACTGCTCCGAGTCCACCAGGTTCCTAACCTTCCGGCCAAACCCAACAGCCAATTCGCTAGTGTTCGACGACTGCATCACCTTCTTGTCAGGAAACTTCCCCAAAAACCACGCCGGAAATAAAAAACTACCAAACTCACTCTTCGTATGTCGCGGCGGCATACTAATAGCCAACCTCTTAATCTTCCCAGCAGCTACATCCTCAAACGCCTTCGCCACCACCGCATGATGCCGACCACTTATAAACCCAGGCCACATCTTCTTCACAAACGACAAAAACCGCTCCTGAGCCTGCTCCCGCTCCAAAGCCGCCTTGTAATCAGCCACCTGCTGAAGCAACTTCTCCTGCTCCTCCGCCGGCAACTGACCTATCAAATCTTCAATCTTCACCGTTTACTCGTCCAAAATTTTTTTCCAACACAACCACTCACTCCAAATTCCTAAACTTAATATACACCGGCCGAATACTCCTACCTGCTCCATCAAGCTTCTTTATAACACCTAACTCCACCAACCGCTTCACAATCTTCTGCGTATTCCCCAATCCCATCTTCCCCCTCACATACGCTATCTCCCTCACCGTCGGCGAATACCCATACCTCTTCCACCACTCATCTATCACCAAAAATACCTCCTTCTGCGCCGGACTCATCCAAACCTCCATACACTCTTCATAACTCATATCCCCCGCACGTATCTTCATGTCCCTGTGGATAACTCTTCCAAACCAATCTAAACGTTTAGATTGCCGACCTAAAATGGTTCTACTTTTTTTCTTTTTTGTAACACTTAACGTTTCATTATTTTTCACTTTTCACTGCCTAATAATTAAGCAAATGGATGCACATATCTGCACCCATTGATAATTTTTTGCAAAATATACCCCACCCCTTTAGTTTTGGTCGCCTACCGGGGGGTGTTCCTCGGTTGATGGGTAAACAGTTTCAGGGGGATTTTGTTCGTGTGGAATAGTATGCGGATACGCCTGGGACTCCTTTTCATCAGTTTGGGGGGTCGGGGTATGGTGGGGTTCGGCTGGTGACAATTCGGCAAGCAATGAGGCGGCCTGGGCTTCGATGATGTCGGCATCCTGGGCTGTGGCCTTGGTTAGCTCTCTGATCTGAGCCATGAGAGTCTCACGCGCATCTGCTGATGATGTAATGGTGCGGACTTCTTTGCGCTCGGTGAAGGCTGCAACCTCAGTAACGGTGCCCAGAACCTTAGCTGCGGCCGTGATCTGGCCGGGTTTTGAGTCGGGATGTGTGATGACTCCGACAAGGGATTGGATGACGAGAGCCCTTAAGGCTGCAGGGGTTCTATGTTCCTCCGTCTCAATGGCCAGTCTGATAGCTTCGATCTCATTCTTTATTCGATCATCCCTGGTGAGTTTGTATGGCGCGTGGCTCATTGTGGCTTTGCTGGTGACGTTATAGGCTTTGCGATATGCGTCTGCCTTAGTAGAACCTTTTGCCACTTCCAGGGCGAATCGTTTCTGTTTGGCCGTTAGTTCTCGGGTGGCTGAGCGTCCGAGGATATGTGAGACGGGCAGAGTATCTAATCCTTGGGCTATCTGAGCCCTAGTTAGTTTCTTTACTGGTTTGTCTGTCTTCATGGTGGCGGATGATAGGGGAACAGCGGAAGGACTGCAACGCTTCGCTATTAACCCGCGCCAATCGATAGCCTTTGCCTATTCTCCCTGGTGGATTCTCCCGGCCACTTTCCAGG